TGTTTTCAACAGAGTAGTTATTGATAAAACACTGAAATTTGAAGATCATGTTATCACTACATTTTATGGTGATGATAGTCTATTCGCGCCTAGTGAAGTTGTGAAGGATGTTTTTAACTTTAGTTCTCTACACAGAGAATTTGCTCGGGTTGGTATTAAATACACACCCGCGGACAAATCAGAAAATGCACCAGATTTCGTTACACTAGATGAAGTTGATTTCTTGAAACGTAAGCCTGTAATCAACCCCGACTTAAATATGTATATGGGTGCTCTTGCAAAGGAGTCCATGTATAAAAGTCTACACTGTACAGTAACGGATACACTTCCCGCCGATATTGCCGCAGGTATAAATTTAGATGGAAGTATTCGTGAGATGTTCAATCATGGTCGCTTTGAATATGAAGCCTGGCGATCTAAGGTTCGTATTATTGCTGAAAAGCATAATATAGGACATTTCATCAATAATTTAGATACCACTTATGATGCGTATCTACAAAATTACAAAGAGCGTTACGCTCTCTGAGCTCGAATCTCTTTAAAAGTATCGTAAACCCGTTGCGTAGTCGGGTTAGCGCTAAATTGCGCATTTGTGTATTGGATACCATATTGTGAAAAGCTACCTATAGGTTTTACAGTGTAGGCTTGCACATTTGACTTATATATACGTATTTACGTATGAGTTTGTCACTCAACAAATAGGAACAGTATGGTGAATTTCAACGCTGATTCCCGTACTTTTTAAATAAAAGCGTTGGCAATTGTTTAAAAAAGAATATATTACAAAGACAAGAAGAAGAGAAAGATTTAGATGTGTCACTCCACGTTAATGTTGAAGAAAGTGATTGGGATAAGATGTTTTCCCACTCTTCAATTGATATGTCCGGTGTGACAGGAAAAGAACAGATTGTTGACTTCGTGGATTTAGATCCTGGTTATGGTGTAAGTTTTGCACCACCCACTGATGAAACATTTAACAGTATTCAGGAAACAGATAATACATTAGCGAATTTTCTTGAAAGACCTGTTAAAATTTATGAGGATCGTTGGTCAAGTAGTTTACCATTGGGTGTTATTGGTAATTTTAACCCTTGGAAGTTATTTTGCGAAACTACATCTGTTTTTGAAAAGATAAAATATTACAATAATATGAGTGGGACATTACATGTTAAATTTATTATTAATGGTAATGCTTTTATGTATGGTCGTTTATTGATGTCATATCAACCAGTGCCGAATTATCAAGAATTTGCTATGGGATTGAGCACTACACATGATCGTGTCCCCTACACACAAAGACCTCATTTATTGTTAAATCCTACTACCTGTGAGGGTGGTACTATGACGTTGCCATTCTTTTGGTATAAGAATTATATGAGTATACCTGATGCTGATTGGGATAACATGGGAGAAATCACTGTTATACCCCTGAATCCTTTGCTACATGCAAGTGGAGAAGATGTTTCTGTAACATTCACGTGTTATGCGTGGATGGACAATGTTCATCTTGTTACACCAACAGCATTACAGTCATCTAGTTTGCTGGAATCGCATGCTAAATTAAGACGTGGAGCTCGATCTGGTGGTTCTGATGAGTATGGAAAAGGTATAATTTCCAAACCAGCTAGTGCTGTAGCAGCAGCTGCTGGTCTACTTAAGAAGTTACCAATTATAGAGCCATATGCTCGTGCTACTGAAATTGTAGCAACAGGTGTTGGGAATTTAGCCGGTATTTTTGGTTATTCCCGTCCCGCAAATATTGAAGGTGTGAATCAAGTTAAAATTATGTCTAGTGCTCCTTATGCCGTCACCGATCGGCGTGATGAAGTACTAAAGTTGACACTTGATTCAAAACAAGAAACAACTATTGATGCTCGTACAACTGGTTTATCTGGTGAAGATCAAATGGATATCTATGACATAGCTCAAAAACAATCATTGTTGACGATAGCGTCATGGACTACATATGATCAAGGTGATGTACCTGGATCAATCCTATTCAATGCCAATATTAATCCATCTTTAAGCAATGCTCAGAGTGCCATTAAGTATAATATGACACCAATGGCTTTTATGTCACAGTTATTTGAGTATTGGCATGGATCAATTATATTTAGGTTTCAAATCGTTGCGTCAAACTTTCATAAAGGTCGTATATTAGTACAGTACGATCCAAATGGGTATTTGAACCTAGATGAAAATAAGCAATACACTGAGATTATAGATATCGCTGAAACACGTGATTTCGAAGTCGAAGTGGGATGGGGTGTTTCTGATCCCTTCTTAAAAGTACAGAAAGTTGGTTCCTCTTCAAATGGAAACAACGATTGGGAAATTGATGGTACGACGTGTGTCGTCGATAAAATTTATTCAAACGGACAATTAACTCTATCAGTATTAAATGAGCTAACTGTTCCAGGTGATCCCACAGTATCACCATCAATATCCATAAATGTTTACGCGCGTGCAGCAAGTGATATGCGATTTGCCGTTCCAGATGGCACTAAAATTAATAATTTATCACTTACTCCACTCCTTGAGTCAGCATCACTTATGGAGTCACACGCAGAAGTAACAACCGATGCCACCACTGCTAAATCCGATATGGAAAACAAACCAGGAGAGACTATGACTTTATCTATGAATGTTGAAGATAAGTCATCTGCTGATCATTACATGGAAGTTTTCTTCGGAGAACATATCACATCATTGCGTGCTCTATTTAAGCGGTACTGTTATCATACGGCTTGGTCCATTAGTAATAGAACTGCAGGCACTCAATATGCAGCGGTGAACAAC